TTTAAAATATTCATTATCTAACCAGTCTAATCTTAAAGAAAGTATATCAATAAGGTCAGACATGTATATTACATTTATATCTCCCCATTTTTTCTCGCTTTCTACGTCATTATCAGAAATTTTATCCACAATGTCAGCATATACCGTTTGTATATATTCTCTTGACAAAACAGTTTCTCTGAGAAAAGCATATCTGTTTGTAATTTCATCCCAATAAAGATTTTTAAAATTGCGCCAAAGGCTCATGTCTTTTGCATAAGATGCTGACATTATGTCTTGCTTGTAATCATTTGTAGAAATCATTAATGACAAATCCAAATCATAGAAGAAAGGAAATAATTTTATCTTATCTTCTTTAGCATAAAGAATCATATTGCGACAAGTGTTATCTTTCATTAGAAACACCTGCAATCCTATAAAGTAGTCAATCCAATCTATAACAGACATTCTTTGTGGTACATTTTCCTTAGTGAAGTTTTCTGAATTGATAAAAGAAAAGAAATTGGTCAAAGCCTGCTTATTTGATTCTGTTAATTCATCATTCATTTCGTCTTCCCAGTCTTCTGGTTTTGCAGCAGTCCAGTTATCGGGGTCTGTTGCGCTACCTCGTGTTCCACTAACAATCATACCACTAGCATCCCCATCAAGAAGATAGTTCTTTTCATCTTTTTTCAAGCCAAAAATATCAATGCCATAAAACTTTCCGCCAATGTCTACTCTTATAGGAAATCCTTTTATCATACCTACAGCACCAGAGAATGGATTCTTTTCTAAATCCCAAGGATAACTTGGATAGTTTTTTCTGTTCTCCCAAATAGAAATAAACAAACGGTTCATAATTAGCTCCTTTATTCTAGAACTATCTGTATAGTTTGCTTTCAGATTGAATCCACTTGTACGCACCATTTCTCCAATTTTAATCTTATCTTTCTTGGAGAAACTAGAATCTTTATAGAACGTAAATCTAAAGTTACGCTTTCTGTTATAGAGTGTTGAGCTACCTTGATACTTTACACCTATATTATAAGTTCCATTCAGATAGTGACCGAAGTCTATTTCAACCACACACTGATGTTCTGTTTTCTTGTCTACTGACCATGCACCTATTGTTGGAGAATCTATTATCTTTGTAACCTTTATACTTGTTTCATTAACACTATAGGTTCCATCAATTTCATTCTTTGTCAAAGAACTTGTCACATAAGGAACTTCATTTACATAAGTAACCTTCGATGGTACATAAAAGTCTAAACCAATACTATTATCCAGTTTGGAATATACTCCATTTCCTTCATCTTTCAATGTTGATTTAACAAAGAACTGTAAGACAGTCAGACCTTTTTTAGCATTCTCCTGAGTATCTTCATTGATAACAATAGGATAGATGCCAGACTTGTCTGTATAACCATCGTTGGCAGTAAGGAAAAATGTTTCTTGCTTAATATTCACTGTACCATAGCTTGGTAAATGCCATTTTCTAACATTTACCTCTTTTGGTTGTGAATTAATGAAATCAAGCACATATTTTTGTGCATTATTTCCCAGATTTAAATTTTCAACTTTTAAGTCGTCAATATTCATTTTATGCTCACAGCGTTCTCCTTCGGCATTGCGGTAGCCAAGAATCTTACCTTCTGCATCTGTAGTAATCTCTGTTCTTCCTTCAGGGTCTTCAATATGTTCAAACTCTGTAGGGATAGTCTCAGATTTTACCTTATAGAGATAATGGCTACCATCAGGAGCAGTATATCCAATTACCTTACCATTTGCATCAGTTTCAACAGAAAGATATTCATCATTGACTATATTAGAAAGATGGGCTGTACGCTCTTTGATGTCTGTTATATCAATAATGGCATTGGCGATAAAGGTACTAATGTCAATACCACCAACAACCATGTGACCATCATCAGCACGGAAACCACCAAGAACCTTATTCTCTGCATCAATGATAGCATAAAGCCATTCCTCATTGGTTATTACAGAGTACATTTCATGGTTAGGGAAGTATGGCTCTCCATCATATTTGATTCCTGCAAGGATTCTGTTTTCTGCATCTACTACTGCAATGATATACTCATCATTGGAGATATAGAAGAAGCTGTTTGCCACATCAAGGTTTATCAATCCCTTACCATTTTCTTTTGGCTGGAAGGTTTTGAAGGTTTCATAAATACTTGAAAGAGCTTCCTTGATAGCCTTAATATCATCAAGCCACTGAGCCTTGGCTGCCCAACAAGTACCATCTTGCTGAATACCAATAAGAGGATGATTAGCTGCATCAAGAATTACCCAAAGGAACTCTTCGCTCTGTGATATGTGGTACATATCATTCTGAGGATAATATGGCTTACCAGTATCTCTATAGATGCCAAAGAGAACTCTATCAGCTGAATCTACAACTGCCATGATAAACTCCTTATTATCTATAACTCTGAATGGAGTATCTTGCACATTCCCTTCCTCATCTTTGATAGTTGTCTTATCAAGATTTGCTAAGATGTTTGTAAGAGTTTCAGTATTCTCAATATTAGCAAAGAAGTTCTTCAATTCCCTTAAAGTGTCAATGGTACTTGTAGTATCATCGTCACCCAAGATAGTTGTAATCTTTTCTGCCAAGAGATTTACCTGTGACTGCAATCTGTCCTCTACTGTACTTGTCTTTCCAAATACTGGTGTACCATCCCACTGAATACCGAAGAGAAGTTTATCTTCCGCATCTACCTTGGCAAAGATGAACTCTTCGTTCTGAATATAGCGGAAAGGAATTCCTACTAAGGTTCCTTCCTCGTCTTTGACAGCTGTCTTGTCAACAACCTCATCTACTGCACTTTGGATATTGACTGCGGTAAGTTTTGACTTCTCATTATTGTAAGTAACGGCAGTAGCCTGACTTGCACCACCAGTAGCGGCTATACTCTTGATGGTTTCTTCCATCTGAGTACTGCGAGTCTGCAACAATGAAATATCTTCATCGTTGGCAGTGATTTGCTGCTGCTTATCATCAATCTGTGACTGCTTATCATCCAACTGGCTCTGATGGTCTTTCAGTGTATCATCTACGTTTTGTATTGTTTCTACCAAATTCTCAGGAAGACCAGTGGCTGCGGCAATAGCCTGACGAAGCTCGTTGTCTAACTTCTCTGCACCGATGGTCTTGTCCTGCAACTTGTCTTTGGTGATGGAGTTCTCTGCTAACTTATCATTGGTGATACTCCCATCCTCCAGTTTCTCGTTGCTGACAGAACCATCTTGTAGATTGGTGTTTCCAACAGAATCAGCAGCCATCTTTTCGTTGGTGATAGCACCATCCTTGATTTGCTGAGTTGTTAACTCATCGGTGACATTGACCTTCTTGTCGAGCGATTCCTTTACGGATTCTCCCGATTCCTCGTCCTTGACGTACTTTGAATATGTCAGAGTCTGGTCTTTGCGCCCACTGATGAGGATGCTGTTATATTTTTTCTTTTCTGCCATATTATTCTTTTAGTTTAATTTGATATTCGTTATCGTCACCAGCTACAAGTTCGTCCGACCAATAATAGTAGAGGTCACCTAGCTTTGTGGTGTTCATGGAAGTCTCGAAACCGCATTGGTTGAAGATGAGCGGCTGGCGGCTTGCAAACCAGATGTATGGTTTCTCTTCCGTGGTTGTGATGGTAAGAGTCTGACCGACAAGAGTGCCTTCCATAAGCGTAAGGTCTTCCATGTTCAACTCACTCATGTTCTTGGCTGACGAAGCTCCATAATAGCTTGCCTTGACGGTTCCACTTGCTGTGATGGTAACATAGCCTGATACGGCTGGGATGAAGACCTTGTGGGTGTTGCTGTTGTAATATTCAGCAGTAACGTCCTTTCCGTCCATGATAACCTTTATCTGACCTATGCTGAAACCTTCTATAGGCATGAACTGAGCTTCCAGTTTCTTTCCGTTGCTGATTGTTCCGTTAATCACGAAATTCTCCTGACTCTCCACCATTTGGGTTTCCCCATTGATGGTGTAGCTGAACTTAGCGTTATCAACGATGAAAGAAATGGGGCAAGTAGACTGATTCTCTGTCACAATGTAGTATCGAAGGTTGAATAATCCAGTATGCTCACCTTCCGTGATACCGATAGGAACATTGCTCATAGAGTTGTGTTCTACGATTCTCAGAAGGTTGCGCTCGATGCTGACCATTTCGCTACCATCATACTTCCATGATACCCTGACGTTATAGTTTCCGTAATCTAGATAGGAAGGAATGTCGCATATCAGTACGTTGCCTTGGATTCCTGCTACTTGTACTGGAACAGAAATTGTATTGCAGAAATAGCCCGACAACTCAACCCTGATGTCGGTAGCTAGATTCATATCGAAGTCAACGAGTCGCTGGAACTCTTTCGATACGTCCATTTTCCGCACCAAGATGTGGAGTTTGAAAGCGTTGCCTTGTACAATTTTATAAATCATATTTGATACACATTATTAATAATAGGCAAAGATAGGTAGAATTTTCTCTACCTATCCTTTATCCGTTAACACTTGAACAGAAAAACTTTAGATTAAGCCTTTCCAGCGTAGGAATTTGCGCTTTCTGCTGAGTTTTCCCTTCTTACTCTTGCAGTTTGTATGATAGACACAATCACGGAATAGGTCTCTGACCTTCATGTCTTTATCTACCAACTTTGTCTTCTTGAACGCTTCAAAATAGGAGCGGTTCATAATCATCAAGTTGCCCTTCTGCGTAGGAAGGACATAGAAGATGTCACCGTGGTTCTTCTTTGCTGCGAGGTCTGCCTTAGCCGTAGCTTGGCGATACATGATTTCGCACTTGATGCGCTTGAAAATCTTTGTTACTTTCATAATCGTAATTATTTAATTTGAAACTATATGATGGTTGCTGCCGAAACAGAAACCTTTCTTCTCATTACTCTTGCCTGATTGGAAATCATCTTAGGCATTTCCATTTCATTGAAACAGATGTGAAGTCCGATGGCTCTGGTCATGAGCAAATCATCGTGCTTTCCGTCTGCTGCTTCATATACCGTTCCGTTCTTCTCGTAGGTGAGATATTCATCTAAGCATCTATCGTCTCGCTCTACATAGAGTTGTTCACGGATAGTCTGAACCAATACTGAGATAACCATCGGCTTGGTTGCCACATTGGTATGGAATCCGTACTTCACTGGAACCTTATTCTTGATGTCTGATTCGCTCTGCTTGCGTGCATAGAGGTTGTCGTATACGTCCTTGATTTGATTCAGGATGAACTCAGACTGGTCACCACCTTCCAAGATGTGCTCCTTGTCTTTCGTCTCCAAGGTGTTGGATTCAATCACCAGCAGAGCATCGTTGTAGTATTTGGCTATCTGAGCCGCCTTCCATGCCAGCAAGTCCATATCAATATGCCCATACCATTGTGCTACCACATACGGCTTGCCACCTTCCATCATCCAATAGCGGTCGAAGACACAGATAACAGACCAGTCGGCATTCTTGCTACGTCCACCAATATCCACTACGACCAGATAGCGGTTTATCACCTTGCAATCATCAAAGGTCTCAGGCTTGCTCCATATCCACAACTGACCCTGCTTGTCTTCACAGAATCGGATATTCAGCATACACTTCTTGCCCTTATATCCTTCACCATAAACATCACCGATGAACTTAGGTGCTCGGCATCCTTTTCTGAACTTGTCAACCTTATCCTCAGCGAATACCTTGGCTCCTGAATGTTTGAAGGCTTCAATATCATCGGTAGGGTAGCCAGCAGCCATATCTGCATGGTCGGTGAACTTCTTGCGCTCGGCAATATACCAGTTGATGGCTTCGAGTGGAGCACCCAGTGACCATAACTTCCAAAGATAGGTACATGGCTCCTCTCGGTCGGACATCGTGTTGGTATTGTTGCGGTTCTCATATAGCCATTTGGCAAACTCTACCTTCTGTTTCTTGCTTTCAAATTCAAGATGATACATATCGTATATCTCGTACCAAGGAACAAAGAATGGCTCAAACTGAGATTTTCCCTTGACTGCTGCAAGCCACTCTTTGTGGAAGAAGTTGCCAGTACCATTGGCGGTGGATTCATAGGTAATCATCGTGTATGGTCGATACAAGATACCATTGGTAGCATTCTGTACCACCTCCTCAGGAGATTTACCATCCGTCTTTTTCCACAAACCAACCTCGGAAAGGTGAACCAAGTTGTAATCTTCACCATTGGCTGATAACGGTCGTTCCATGGAACCCACCTTGATTTTACAGAATCTCTGAGGAACCTTTTTCACGTTACCTGATGTTCCTACTCCCACAAACTTCGGTTCGTTCTCAGAGAACGATTCTCCCATTTCGTAGAGGAACTTGGTTGGGAAGTTTTTCAGAGCTTCCTCGAACATTCCTCGGATGGTCTCTGCTGTGTCCTTGACCTGAGCCACGATGAGCGAGTTGAGACCCTTCTGCCACATGAGTTGCAGCCAGAGGAAGTACATCTGAATGACCGTAGAACCTCCCCATTGTCGGGCTTTCAGCAGGATGAGACGGATAGGGCGATTCTTCTTTCTTCGCTCCTCCAGCCACCTGAGCAGTCTGCGCTGCGGTCTTCTGAGCACAAAGCGGAAGGGGAGACCTCCACCTTTCGGCTTGATGTAGATGAATGTGGCGAAGAAGAAGAAGGGGTCGTGTTTCATTCTGATGCGAGTGAACTGCTCCACCAGTTGCTCCATTTCTTCCTCTAGGTTGTATGGCTCGTCTATATCCTTGTGCAGTTCCTCGATTACTGCCTTGCAGTTACCCAATTCGATGAGCATCTTGACGAGCGGAATCTTCTTCATGGAAACTGGAAGCTGCTGTCTCTGAATCGGGAAGTCGGGAAGGAAGAGTAGGAATCGCTTATCTCCACAACCTTCACCCTTGATGGGATTGAAGGGTGTGTTGATTTCCTTGATGCGTTTCTCGTTCTCCTTCAGGATGCCCAGTACGTGTTTGTCGAGTGCATCAGTCAGTTTGGCTTGTGTGGCGGTTACTTGTCTTGGCATAGCGGTGCATTTAGATAACCCCACAACAAACCTAGTACATAGCAGTAGATGTGGACTCCAACTGCCATGCAGGGAATGAAGATTCCGATACTGATATAGATTAAGATAATTGTATTGTATCTTACCTTGTTATTGACGTAAGGGGCGATAAAGCCCATGTAAGCATAGATAAAGCCGCTGAGACCAATGATTGGTACGGAGGATAGGAAAGGGTAGCTGATAGCGATGAGATAAAACGCGACCATGTGACCGATGCCACAAGGTATGGCTCGATAACACTGATGGAAAACATATAAGTTGATGGCGGCATGGAAGACGTTCTGATGAAAGAACGGATAACTGATGCGCTGCCAAAGAGTGCAGCCATCTGACAAGCCCATGCCATCATAGCCCATAAGAGTGATACACATTATTATAATGTACCCTGCATAAAGCGCAATCTTCTCTTTCGCTCCTCGTAGCATCTTTTCTTCTCCTCCTTTCTCACCCTATAAAGTATGACGTGCATGGTTTGCGGAGTAAGATAGAAGCTGGGTGCTGGCTCGTAGCATACACGTTTGATAATATCCATCTTGGATAAGTGTGGATATTGCTTTCTATAATTCTTGAATCTTCTGAAAATCTCCTGATACATTGCCCTTCGGGTTGGTATCATATAATCAATGGATTTTCCCAATAATAAGTCTAATATGACTATATAAGCACGGTCTTCCGAAACCCAAAATCTACAGCTCGGAGACTGGGATAGTTTTTCCTCAATCTCTGAGAGTGTTATATTGTCTCCTGTCGTAAGTATCTCACGATAAGCCCTCAATATATCAGCATCACGTTCTTCTTTAAAATCACATCGTGAATCCTTATATTTCATATCTGACCCTGCAAATATACAAAAAATAATTGAATTAGTCGTATTAGAATAACGATAATTAACGGATAAAGTAGAAATTAGCCGAAAAAGCATTAATTTTGGGCATTGATTTATAAATTAATACATATATATATGCCAGATAATACAAATATTGAACAGAATGCTGGTGCTGCCAAGCAGCAGGAAACAAAGACCAAGAGAGACTTGGCTTTGGAGCGTTTGAAGACCCGACACCCCGACACAGAGTATGCGGATGATGAAGCTATGTATGGCGCAATCAATGATGATTATGATGCCGACCAGAAGGCTTTGCAGGGTTATAAGGATAATGAGAAGGCGATGGGTGACTGGTTGGGCAGTGACCCTGAGGCAGCTACCTTCCTACAAGCAATGAAGGCAGGTAAGAGTCCTTACGCTGAGTTGATTCGTACACATGGCGAGGATGCCATTGACTACTATTCTGACCCTGACAATGCGGATGAGATTGCATCGGCTCAGTCGGAGTTCTTGCAGAATGCTGCCAACGGCAAGAAATTGCAGGAGGAGTATGACAAGAATATGCCTTCCAGCTATGAGGTCTTCGACAAGTTAGAGGAGAAGTATGGCGAGGAAGCTGTGAACGATGCCATCGACCAGTGCTTTCAGACAATGCGCAATGTGGTGACTGGTAAGTTTACTGAGGAAATGATTACTGCTTTCATCAAGGCAAAGAACCATGATACCGATGTTGCTGATGCAGCACATGAAGGTGAGGTTCGTGGCAAGAACAGCAAGCACGTCAAGAACTTGCAGCTACGCAAGAAGGGTGATGGTACTGCCGACCTTGATTCTGCCAATGCGGAGACCAAGCCAACGGATAACCAGCCAAACCTTGGTGCGCTTGGTAGGGCATCACGTAGGGGAAATATCTGGGAGCGTGGCAATGAGAAGAGAACACGCATTCGATAAGGTGAAAAGATAATATATAATGTTTAATTAATATTTTGGATAACAATGAAGAAAAGTAACAAATTTAATCGGCTGCTTTCCATCTTTCTGATGGTAATGGCAGTTATTTTTGGAGTGAATGGTCAGGTTATCATGGCTGAGGCGGCTCTGCCTGATGGCGGTAGTACCGAGAGTGGTCACGCTGCGGAGGCTGGTGGTGCTACTGCTGCCGATGATGCTGGCAATGGCGGTGCTGCTCGTCAGGATGATGGTATTGCTACTGAGGGCAAGGGTCGAGAGCATTATAACGAGAATGGCATGGAGTTCTATGAGAACGACATCAACGACAAGATTACCAAGATTCGTCCGATGGCTACTCCAGTTGACCAGATTTCACGCTATGCTACAACCAAGTCTGCCTCATCTTTCGTGGTTGAGTATTGGAGTATCGGAACACGTCCTATCAAGACAACCGTGAAGGAAACTACCGTGGAGAGTACTGGTACATCTATGGTATTGAAGGTAGAAGACCCTGAAATGTTTACGCTGGATGATACCATCCGAGTGGTAGGTGTGAAGGCGATTACCAACTACAAGAATCAGGCTTATGCAGACCTTACCGATGAACCTACTCCTGATTTGGAACTTTGCGTGTGCGGTAAGGATAATGAGGGTTATCCTATTGTGTTTGCGGTAAATGGCAATTTGGTTAAGAAGCAGCCTATTGGTATTCCAGCCTTACAGAAGGGTCAGAAACTTATCCGTATGGCTAAGAGTTGCGGTGAGTTGGACGTACAGACGGGTCGTTTCAACAATCTTCCTGATTCTGATATTCAGTACTGCCAGAACTTCATGATTCAGGTTGAGGAGAGTACCTTTAACAAGATTGCTGCTAAACGAGTAGATTGGGACTTCTCTGACATCGAGGAGGATAGCATCTATGACATGCGCCTTACGATGGAGGGTACTTATCTCTTCGGTGATATGGCTTGTATCAAGCATACTACCAAAAACAACTCGGCTCAGTGGTTTACAAAGGGTATCTGGTGGATGGCTGGTAAGGACATTGAGGTAGGTCATGTTGCTGATGCGGAAGATATTAAGAATCATTACAACAAGAATGAGCGAGTGATTACAGACAAGGAGTTGGTTGACATTTCCAAGGACTTGTTTGTTGGTACTGGTATCGGCAACAAGCGCAAGGTGATTATCGCTGGCTCTGCCTTCGTGAGCGCATTCAGTAAGATTGATTCAGACAAGTTCCGCCTGAAAGATACCGTAGAGGTTTGGAACTTGAAGTTCAAGAGTTGGGAGACTGACTTCGGTGAGGTACTGATGATTCACTCAGAGTTGTTTGACCTCTTTGGTATGAGTGACTGCGGCTTTGCCCTTGACCCTGAGTTCTTGGTTAAGCGAGTACACTTGTCTTGGACACGAAACGTGCTCGACTTGAAGGCGGCTGGCATCCGTAACACCGATGCTGTAGTTATTCAGGAGGTAGCTTGTCTGTACTTGAAGTATCCTAAGGCACACGCTCGTATGCGCCTTGTTGCGGTTCCTGCGACAGATGGAACTTCTGATACAGAGGAAACCAAGGATGCTGCCTAAAAGCAAGCAGATTTGCAAATTATTCATCAAATAGTGAGGGGTGTGGGCACTAGCCCCATCCCTTTTTTAGTAACACATATATAATAAGGTATAATCATGTTTAAGAAATATCAAGCTGGTTCGGATTTAGCATTCAGTGTTATGGTAGGTAACGAGCGAATGCGCATTGTTTTTGAGGGTAAGACTATGGGAAGTAGTGTCTATATGACAAGAGACCCAAAGGTACAGAAGGCTATCGAGTCTCATTATTGGTTCAAAGACAAGTTCTTCTTGGTGGAGAGTATTGACGAGAAGAAGGAAGCTGCGGAAGCCAAGAAGAAGGCTGCTGCCAAGGCCAAGAAGAAGGTGGCTGACGAGAAGAAGACCCACTTAGTGACAGACGTTGAGGATGCCAAGGAATATCTGGCTGAGACCTATGGTGTGAGCCGTTCGAAGATGAAGACCAAGGATGACATCTTGGCTATTGCCAAGGAAAAGGGTGTTGAACTAGAAGGACTGGAGTAATGAGTACGTATGCTGTATATGAACTGGTGAAAGAAGTGAAGGTGCTCTTGGACAGAAACCAAGAGACTTCTGGCTTGCTGACTCCTACCGATTCTGATACCTTGTCGCAAGGCGAGTTGATTCAGAGTAAGATAGTAGATGCAGCAAGATTCATATTGATGGATGCTCCTGCCTATATGCTGGATGGTGAGACTTTCGATGGACTTAATACTGCTTGGGAAGAATCAAATGGTGCTTACGTGGGAACCGTCTATCTGCCTTCCGACATGATTAGACTCCTTAACGTGAAGGCTAGTGACTGGAATCGCTCGGCTGAGATAATCACAGAAGAGGATGATGCTTACAAGATTCAGTGTAACCGATTCGGAGTAAGGGGAAACCCTGAGCGACCTATCGCTGCACTCATTCATAATAGCGGTAATCGGTACTTGGAACTTTTCACAAGCAAGAGTAATACGGCTACCGTGTCGCTTACCTATGTGGGTATGCCTTCTATTAGTGAAGGTAATATTGAATTGCCTGAAACATTGAAGGATTCCATCGTGTATATGGCTGGCTATCTCACTTGCATCAGTCTTGGCGATACCGATACCGCAAGCGGATTTCTCGGTGTGGCTCGGAAACTGGCTCATATTGTTGAACCTACAACATCATAAATTATGGCAAAGAAGAAAGAAGAAACAAAACTGCTATCGTTGAGCAGGGTGCTTGACAAGGAAGAATTGGATAGCGTGAAGGCATCCAAGAACCGATTTGACAAGCCATACGAGCGTGTCTTCCATATCTTGCTGGAGGCTCAACGATACTACAACAACATGGATAACTTCCGAAAGCGAAGATTACGAAACAAGCGATACTGCTATGGAGACCAGTGGGGCGATACCATTGAGTTCAAAAGCAAGTGTGGCTTTACTAAGCGTATCAGAGAGGAAGACTATATCCGTGAGCAGGGTAGCGAACCATTGAAGAATAACCTTATCCGTAGGTTGGTGAAGAATGTACTGGGTGTATATCGCTCACAGAGCAAGGAACCGACATGTAACGCTAGAGATAAGGATGAAAAGCGATATGGCGAGACCATGAGTGTGGTGCTGCAATGTAACCGACAACTGAACCGAGAGACGGAACTGGATGCCCGAACCATGGAAGAGTTCCTGATTAGTGGTGCTGCTATCTACAAGAAGAAATATGGATGGCGAAGGGGTAGGTTGGATTGCTGGACAGACTATGTGAACCCGAACAATTTCTTCATAGATAACAATATGAGGGATTTCCGTGGTTGGGACGTGAGTTGCTTGGGTGAGGTGCATGACATCACCATCGGCAACGTATTGAGAGAGTTTGCTAAGTCTCCTGATGAGGCTCGTAAGTTGAAGGAGATATACAGATTGGCAGCTAACCGTGATTTCGTGATTGCTGACTGCACCCAGCGATTCGGTGAGTTCGACCCTAGGACTATTGACTTTATGAATCCTTCTAACCCATCACTCTGCCGAGTGATAGAGGTTTGGCGCAAGGAGAGTAAACCGAGATACCGATGCCACGACTACAACAATGGCGATGATTTCAAGATTGATGTTGAGGATAAGAAGGAGATAGTAGAAGAAGAGAACAAAAGAAGACTGGCGAGAGGTCTAGCTGCTGGTATGTCGGAAGACGATATTCCTCTGATTGAAGCAGAGTGGTTTATGGATGATTACTGGCATTTCTACTATCTTTCTCCTTTTGGTGATATTCTGAGAGAAGGCGAGACTCCTTATGCTCATGGTGAGCATCCATATTGCTTTAAGTTCTATCCGTTTATTGATGGCGAGATTCACAGCTTCGTGGAAGATGTGATTGACCAGCAGAGATACGTGAACCGACTTATTACCATGTATGACTTCATCATGCGTGCGAGTGCCAAGGGTGTGCTGCTCTGTCCTGAGGATTGTCTGCCTGATGATATGAGTTGGGATGATTTCTGCGATGAGTGGAGTAGATTCAATGGTGTGGTGAGATATAAGCCAAACAAGAGTGGTCAGGTTCCTCAGCAAGTAGCGAACAACTCTACGAATATCGGTATCGGTGATTTGCTCAGCTATCAGTTGAAGTTCTTCGAGGATATATCGGGAGTGAATGGTGCGCTGCAAGGTAAACCAGGAGTATCAGGTACGAGCGGTTCGCTTTATGCCCAACAGACACAGAATGCTACCATGTCGCTGCTTGATATTTTGGAGAGTTTCAGCCAGTTTATCATTGATGGTGCTTACAAGACCGTTAAGAATATGCAGCAGTACTATGATGTGGCTCGCAACTTCAATATTGTGGGTAGGGCAGGACAGATTGTACGCTATGACCCTAAGAAGATACGAGACGTTGAGTTTGACATTAACATCACTGAAAGTACGGCTACACCTGTTTATAGACAGATGGCGAATGAGTTCCTTATGACCTTGTGGCAGAATCAGGCTATCACGCTGGAGCAGTTGCTGCAAGTAGGAGATTTCCCATTTGGAGAGGAGTTGCTGCAATCGGTTGCATCCAACCAGCAAGCCATTCAGAATGGTGAGACTCCACAAGGATTCTCTCCTCAGCTTCAAGCCCAAGTTGCTCAGGCATCACAGAGCAATCCGAAGGCTCAGGCGATGTTGCAGCAGATGATGAGCGGTCAGGGTGTGAATCCTGACGGACAGAACCCACCGCTGGCGGCATAACAAGTTAATAGTTTATAGTTAATAGTTTATAGTTATGATTGCAGACAAACCAAGTGACAAGAAATGGTATGGCAATGGGAAACCTGATGCCAGCCAAGGTGGCAATGCCAGTAAGGGTATTGCTACGGAGACCCAAGGGAGGGAAGACAAGCCCGAACTTTACGAAAATGACGTTATCGGAAAGGTGGCGAAACGGAAGAAAAACGACATCTGGACGAGGGGTGGAGAGAAGAGAATCAGATTTAAGGACGAATAAAGAAAGGAGGTGTTTTTGTCGTAACTGTATTTGTCTGATATTCAGATAGATACAGAAATATCTACGAGTTTATGGTGCTGCGTTTAAGATATTGGTATCTTTGCAGCATCATAAACTTTTAATTTTTATATTATGGATTTTGTAGATTTCGTAGAAAAGTATCAGCAGGAGTTGACTCCTGAACAGATGTTGGCAATAGCTAAGGCAGTCGGCAAGTATCTCTCATGCAAGTTGAGCGATGTGGAGGAGCATCATCTTTGTGCGATGGTGTATGGTGTGTTGAGCGAAGAGCATTTTGACAAGCACTTTGCCGATGATGCTATCAGCAAGATGTGGTATGAGGATGCTGACGGAACCAAGCATACGGCTCCTTTCTTCTCGGATGATGAGATAAGAGAAGCCTTTGACAAGCATCAGGATGATATTTCTGACTATACCATCTATGACTTGGCGGTAACTATGAATCTGTTGAGGAGTGACCATCATCTGTTGCTGGATAGATTCAGTAAGGATGCAGACGAATTGAAGGAAATGGTGGTTCTGATGGCTATAGAGTATCTGCAAGACCCTGATTGCTTGCATCCGACAAGCAAAATATGGCATACTATTAACGGATAAAGTGACTATTTGGGAATCATTTCTTATCTTTGCATATTATTAATGTTAATAGTATAAAAAGATAAGATATGACTCCAAACGTACGTGAAGGATTGCAATATGGCACAGCTATTGGAATGGTAGTGAGCGGCATCGTCCTTGCCTTCCTATCATTCTTTCTGAACAACTATATTATTTCGGATGGTGTGCTCTGGTACATCAGCCAAGCATTGGTTTACTCTGGAGCAATATTCGGAGTAAACGTCTATTTTAAGACCAAGTTGGGTAATTTTGAGAGTAAGGTGAAGGACGAACTCGCAAGTATGTTGAAACAAGTAAAGGAGAGTAAATAATATGAAGGTAACAAGAGAACAGATTTTGGAGATTATGCCGAATGCGAAGGCTAAGGTGGATGCTTTTCAGCCTTATATCAATGGTTATGCTGAGGCTTTCAACATTGATACTCCTAAGCGTATGGCTCACTTCTTGGCTCAGATAGCGCATGAAAGTGGTGAACTGAGATATACCAAGGAACTCGGCAACAAGAACTATTTCCATAAGTATGATGTGGGTAAGTTGAAGAACATGCTCGGCAACTTGAAGGATGGTGACGGCTACAAGTATCGTGGCAGGGGCTTGATTCAGATTACTGGCAGAGCCAACTATCAGGCTTTTCAGAATAGCAAGCAAGTGACTGATGATATAATGGAGCATCCTGAAATATTGGAGCAGCCACGATATGCTACCAAGAGTGCTATGTGGTGGTGGTGGAAACACGGCTTGAATAAACTGGCTGATAGTGATAGCTTTCTTGCTATAACAAAGACCATCAATGGTGGTACTTACGGTTTAGAGCACAGACGTAAGTATTTGAAAAGAGCATTGGTAGCACTCAAAGTGTAGGCTTATGAAGAAGTGGTACGATACTGATTTCTGGCAACTCCTAATATATGTTTTGGGTATGTTGCTGATAGCTTTTCTTCTGTCGGGATGCAAGACAAAATACGTCCCGATGGAAAAAGTTATATGTCGGGACGTAGTAAAACACGATACGCTGCATACTTCTGACAGCGTTTTCGTGCGTGATTCAATCTTCCTCAGACAGAAGGGAGATACTTGCTTTCTTGACCGATGGCATGAGAAGACCATCTATAAGAATGTGTATAAGGTGAAGGTGGATTCCTTCCTGAAAAGAGATTCTATCCCAGTACCCTATCCAGTAGAGAAGGAGTTATCCAAGTGGGAGCAGTTTCAGTTGAAATACGCTATCTGGTCATTTGGAGCACTCTGCGTCTTGCTAGTCGTTTTAGGTTATAAACTATATAAAAAGATAAAGAATGGCAGACTTAATAATTACAATCAAGAGAAGTGACGTGTATGAGGAGGTAGCGAAGACTACTGCTTACATAGGCGCAAAGAATAAACTGGAGGATGGAAAGTCGGCATTTGACCAAGTATTTGTGACGGATGCAGACTTGACGATGATAGAGCGGTTCTATAATGAATCAGTAGATGCGTTAAGAAATGCTCTGAAACGTTTCATTGCTGGGGAATCAGTAGAAGATGGTTCCACCAAATGGACGCTAGAAATGCCTAGCAGATTTGATGATAATCTACTCAGTTCAATCAACTCATCTGCCAACTCGTTCTTGGTGAACAGCATAATCGGGAAATGGTGTGAGATAACAGCCAACGACAAGGTGAAGGAGTATGCAGATAACGCTGCTGCATTATTGCTCGACATCAAGGATAAAGCGTTTTTCAAAAAGAAACCAACACGAACAAAAATTTCATAGTATGGCAAGAAAAAAAATAGCGATAACGTTGTATATGAGTGAACTCATTTATGACTTTCAGAACAAGGCATTCCTGACTGGGCGTAGCAGAAGAGCAGCAGACATGGATGCTGAGGCTGCCAGCAATATTCAGGCAAGTGATGATGATGAAGACAAGAATCAGGCTTTGCGTAGCATTCAGAATGCGTATAGCCAACTGCTCGTAGAGTTGAGTGAGTCGGTTCAAACAGGTAATGGTACTACTGCGTCTAACGAGTTGATAAGTGATGATACCGATATTGTCATTTACCTATCCCTTCCATCCAATTATCCGCTTGCTTTGAAGGATGCGCTTACTAGTTCTATCCATGACTACATTATCAACAAGGCTTTGATGGATTGGTTCATCATTACCAATCCTAACGAGTCGAAGACTTATTCAGAATTGTCTGTTGTAGCCATCAAGAATCTGCATGAAATTTTCAACAGACGTGAGAGGCCAATCAGAACGGCTCCTAACGAATAAGGAAGGAGGTGAGTATGAATGAATGCAGAACATGCCAGCTTGGTTACAAGGTAATGATAGAGCTTCAGAAGAAGGAACTGGTGTTTGACATCAGGAATACGGCTGCTGCCTATGCCGATTCTATCTCCAGTTCTGTAGAAGACCTACATCTGATACATAATGTATATGATGTAGGCGAGGATGGCAATCGGGATAAACTGGCTAGAATTCTTGATTCAGCGGTAGAAGACTGCAAGGAAATGCTTTTCAGGTATACTAAGATGGAAATGCTTGGAGGTGGCTTTGATTCCAACGAGTGGGAAGAGTGTATAGGTTCCCCGACAAATGTTGAGGATGCCTATTATCTAGCCATGAGAATGCCAAGTGGATTCTCGAAGACAAGCGTGCATACCATGACGGTATATATTCACGATTATATTGTGAACCAGTCTTTATATGAGTGGTTAATGATTGTTTATCCTGATGGTGCTGATAGGTTCTGGGCACTGGCTGAGGATAAGAAACAAAAGATTAAGGATGCCAGCAACCGCTCGGCTGGAAGAGCAAGAATCGCTTTGCATCCATTTTAAATGATTAGTCGTTTAAGGCTAAGCTAAAGCAAGGGTAGCTATCCATCACGGACGGCTACCCTTTATTGTATTAAATGACAATAGTTGTATTATCTAAGTTTATGTTCCACTAGATGTGGATTCCTGCTTGGTTGTTACTGAACCAGTAACAGCAGCATCAACATTTCCGCTTATTGATGCGCTGACAGAACCACTTACAACCGTCTTGATAGACTCAGGTAAAGTCTTGACGTTAACGTCTGTAGCTGTCAGCTTCAAACCATTCTTCTGCTGGTCTGCATACTGGTTCTTATCCTGAGCAATCAAGTTACTCATAGCTGTAGCTATGTTGTATAGCAGTTTATCGGTGTCACTGCTGAGAGAATCGGAATCAACTGATGCGTACTTGTTGTTCTCAACGGTTGCCGATGTTGTCTCCTTCTCACGATAAAGAACAGCTTGATTGATGAACTCCTGAGCAAACAAGAATGACTTGCTTACAAGTTGCTTTATCTTGGTGTTGTCTATGTTGAGTGGATTTTTATACTGCTGGAGCATAGACTGTAAGCAACTTGCGGCTACTTCTTCTCTAGGCTGTAGAGTAGCGATGGAGAAGATTTCTTCTATTGAGTCTTGTTGGCTTTCTTCACTGCTTGCTTCATCAACTTCTGATGCTGTAGCTACTGCATTTCTAGGGAATGGTCTAGCGTTTGATGTTCCATCGGAAGAGGTTTCTCTGACGAGTTTCGTTCCTGTTGTCTTTGTGATTGAAGAATCAACAATATAGACAATGCCTACTTTTGTTTTGTCCTGATTATAGAGATTTCCGTCTGTATCGAAATAGAACAACTGATGTAAGTTGTTGTTAAACATTACATATCCCATGTACATATTTGTAGCTATAGGAAAAATGTCGATATAGGTGGATAGAACAATCTCGCCATCTATTTTCGTTCCCAAGGATGCACCTTGTTCAACTTTCTTTTTATCGAAATCTGTTAATGTATATTCTGCCATAATTATCTAAGTTTATTTTGTAATCTTGGTTGGAACTCTGTAGATACTACGCTGATAGATTCATAATAGGCAAAGTTGCCCATAAGTGCAATTCTGAAATATTTATATGGCGAACCTACAAGGTTTCTGAGATACATATTTACAGATGAACCAACGTAATACCAATTAGTTAAATCATTGCTTCCGAACAGAACCGTTGCACACTTTCCAGCCTGAATGCTGTCGAAATATCCTCTCGTTATACAATCAAACATAGTCTTGTAGGCATCCTGACCAAGCGTTAAAGGGCGGCTGCATAGGAAGAATGGAACATTCTCTGTTGGCTCCTTCACATACACATCGAGTATGTTTCCTGCTTTGTCTGTAGCGTATGACTCAGGATATATATTTACTCGCTTGTTGAAGACATTGTGCATGGTTCCCCACATCTTACTTTTCAATGAGTAAACGTAAGCATAAGTATAGTTCGGGTTGAAGACGATGATGCGGCTATCGTAATAGTCGTAAATCATATCAGCTTCTTCGAGATATTTACGGAAACGGACATACTTCACATCTGACTCAGGAATATTACCTAGTGCAAGGAGTTTATTCGGATAGGTCTTATCCTTTGTTGAATGTGAATAAATGGATAGAAAATCGAAAGGATAATCATCCAGTACATCGGTAAGACAAACAGACTCTCTTCCTTGTTGCATCATGATTCCTCGCTCTGTCGGGAACAGAACTGCATCATCTATCTGCAAGATTCCTTTAGGGTTGGAGCAAATTTCACGTAAAGCTGGTTGTCGTGACTGATATGTTCCTGCTTCAGACAACATGACTACCCATACACCTTCATCGGTGAAAGCGTAGAGCGGAGCATCACCAAACTGACCTTCGCTGATAGGTCGGGTATTGGCGGCTAGTGCGCTGATGATAGAAGAACCTACCTGAACAGAATTTGCTGCTGGGAATACCAAAGGATTCTCGGCTTCGCTCACCTTTATGACGTTTGGATGCTGTGTGATATATTTTTGGCTCACGACATTACTTAAAGCAGCATCGTATTCTTCCTTGGTTATCTCTGTGAAGTCACCTGTATCTATTGGTGTGTTGTCCCAATAATATGAAGATGAAATGACCGTTCCACCTTGATTTCCAAAACTACCACCTCCATTACTTCCTGTTCTTGTTGCTCCACTAGATGAACCCTTTTTAAGGAGTTTGTGGCGGTATATTTGCATGAAAGCAGGAATACCAGCATCATCGTGATAGAGGTACATATAATCAGACAACTCAGCTTTTTCTTCTTCTGTAGGCGCATCGACTCTTCCTCCAAAACCTTGATTATCCAAAGAACCAGAAGATTGTCTATCAACTGCGATAGGAGTGGTACGATTCTTACTAATATTGATATAGTAGGACATACCGAATGTATCGGAAGGTTTCAGATTTAGCCTCTTCGAGTAATATTTGTCATACTTCGGCAAATGGAAATAGATAGTCATTGCCGTAGCAAGCGTGTTCGGGTATGCCAATATAGGGCAGATAGGATATTGCAGTTTCCCCTTGTGGTATATATCTCGTTTGATGCTATTTTCGCTGATGCTTACCTTGAAGATTGCATCGCAAATATAATCGGTGGTAGCGGTGCTACTAGTTGCAACATCTACATACTCATTTAGGCATAGCTGTGCATTTGAAATTTTTCTCTTGGAGAAAATATCTGTATCGAAAGCATTATAGATGGTCTTCTTTACGTTTCCTATATGCAATCGGTTGTTGTATGTTATAGAGCACTTGCCTCCAAAAGAGTCTCGCTTGAAGTCTGCCAAAGAAATACTTTCTTCTGTCTGTAAAACTCGTTTGAGTTGTACATCTGTGCCTAGCTTTTCCTTGTTGATACTGGTGCTGAGATAGAAGGATTTGTTTTCAAACGACTGATAAATATCTTCCTCTGACAAATATTGGAAGGCATCACAATTAACTCCTGATGCCATGTTGCTGTTCCAAAGAAAACATTTGTATCGTGAAATACCTCTTGTTCTTTTCTCTGTATCAATAAAAGATTCAGGCTGTGACAGGTAAACATCTACACCAAGAATGAGGTCTTCCAAACCTTCGGGTATATCCATGCTAACGTTGATGGTGTGGGTGTGAAGACTTGTGCTTGTGCCTACAGATTTCTTTTCCTGATACCAGATAAACTTATTGAATGATGTTTCAGGCGCAAGGATGAATGGATTTGATATATTGATGTGTGAGGTTCCATCATATAACTTGATAGCCAATACTCCAAAAACTGTATATTTGAAGTACTCCTTGCCTTTTTCGTTTAGTCGTTTGTTGATAAGTGAATCAAATGCGTTGAATATGATAGATGCGCCTTTGAGAGAAGTATCTACGTTATTATTAAAGTTTCTGTTCGCCTCAAAAGCATTGTCCCAATCATCGCCAAGGTTTGTTGATACATCACATTTCTCAGACTTAACATTGGTGATTGTTGCACTATAGCTAAGTGAAGAAAGGTCGAAACTGGTATAGTCATTACCTTTCCAATAAGCGTACATTGTCTTTTCGTCACCAATGAAACATAAGATATTGCCTACTGCTGTGACGGCATTGACGTGGAATCCGTTGAGATTGATGGTGTTCTTGGTTCCGTCTCCACCTTTCTCCATCCAGTACCAAGTATCATCTGATTTACGGATGATGTAGTGGGAGTGAATCGCTTCATCGTGTGTTACATTATGCACCAGTTCAATTGTATCGTCTGCATCAAGCGTGATGTTCTGCTCGGCTACCACTGGCTGGTGGATAGGGTGGAGTGCCCCATCCTCGTTAATGAGGTTGAGGCAGGTTGCCAACTCACCATCCTGACAATTATAGTCGGATGGTGAGTGTGTCAAGCCTTGAAATATTACATCTTGTCTTGTTGCCATGTGCTTAAATTTGAGTCTGGTCGCATGATTTCGTAATAAGGTTCTCCTTTTTGTGACTTGCGTGGGATGCAAGTAAGGCGAACCATTCTGTTGAGAGGAAGGTTGTACTCATCAAGGATGGCGGTGATGGAAGGATAGTCACTTCTGAAACCTACTTTCTTATACTTCTGATTGAATTGAAGCTGTGCGAAGACGGTGTTAGCTTTGCGAAGGTCTTCCCAGTCCTCACGTATGCAGAATCCGTATGTACCTTGGTCAGATAATCTGAATACGAAGATAGAGGTGTCTAAACGTTCCTTGCGCATGATGTGGTCATAGATGCCCTTGGAGAGCGTGACCGAGTTGGCTCTTCCGTCTAGTACCACAAAATCGTTGCGGTGTCTGAAACCATTGACATTATCTATTAAATACTTGAATTTCATTTTGCAAATATACTATGAATTTATGAAATGCTTATTTTATCTGTTAATGATTCACGTCTTTTTCTGTTGATGGCTTGCATCTGTCTGACGGTTCTCTTGGTATTCTCCCTACGAAGACAACCGCAAGAACGTGTGAATCCTGATAGCAGGGCAGAACTGAGGATTTTCTTTCCTCTGCCACAATCACACTTGCATATCCAATATACTCCGTTCCTTGCTCCCTTTTCAGAAGGGGCACGGCGGCAGACAACCAGTCTGCCAAACCTTTGCCCAGTGAGGTCTTTAATCTTAGCCATGTTACTTCTCTGCCAGTTTCTTTGCCTCTTCTACTGATACTGGCTTTCCGCTGAGAGGTATGCGGAAGTCGAACTTTGAACGGAAGGCGTAATAGCCTACGAAGTCGAAGCTCTGTTTCATATGCTCATCTGTCGTGATATACTTCTTGTAAGCCTTCACCTCCTTCTCTGAGCGGTAGATGGTAGAGTTGACGAAGTAGGAACTGGTTCCCTTGTTGGCGATTACTGCAATAAAGAACTGCTTACCAAGGAATTTTTCCTTGATACGCTGGATAATTGAGATTTTCTTTGTATTCATATATTAAATTTGATTAATTATTAAGAAGAATGCAGATAGGCTGCACTCTTAAAACTATTCGATTCCACAAGATACGATACCATCTTCTTTGTTGATTCCTCGGAAGTACTCGCATCGCTGGCAAGCAAGGCTTCCTACATATAGTATTTCGTTGGTGTACTTGCCTTGAATGCCGAATGGGCAGGGAGTGATATACTCGAAGTGCCCACCGACAAATTCATTTACGGTATATTTTGGATATTTCATAGGTTACTTTGGTATGTTTCGAGATTTTTGTAGTATTTTCTTATGACTGAAAATATGTTGCTTTTAGTTCTTCCGCATGATTTCGGCTCAGGGCAGAAACCTCTATATACACATTGAGGAACACAAGCGGATGCAAGCAAAGGTTCGATACATGCCAATTCATCAATAACAAAGTCCCACACCTCTCTTGTCTCATTGGATGCCTTGTTGCAGAGTCTTAGTTTTGAGATATTGATAATCTCCTGAGCATTGAGAGATAACTGCAAGTTGACCAAATCATCCTGACGCATATCGTGACGTGATACCTTGGAGCCAGTAATGTCTGGTCGTGATGTGGAGACGAATGGCTGAGCATGAACGTGGCGAACAAAATGATTGCTCACCCAGTATGGTATGCCATACATCTTAATATCGAACTCCAATTCCCTGAGCGGTGAATGCTCGCTGAGAATCATCTGTTTCTTGAACTCATCGCTAGGCTCATGTCCTAGCGGCTTCTTGCCTTGTGTGAACCGAGCAGCATCCACTACACGTTCCCAATCTGTAACTCTTTTAATTTCTATTTTCATAACTATTCTTACTTTCGTGAATAATAATATCCTATTATAAACCCTATAGCAGTTGTACAAGAAAAAAGAAAAATGTTAAATAACAATTCAGTCATAAACTATTCCTCCTTTCCGCTATCCACATCATTATCTCCAAGAATATCCTTGATTTTCTTTTCGACGAACTCATCAGATGCTAGTTCCTTAATAAGTTCATCTATATCAGGAAACTTTGCATCAACTCCGTCTTCCTGATTTTTGGAGGAAACATAGTCCTTTAGTGCTTTCGTCCAAGGACTTTTAGCCAAGTCTTCCAATGAATCCTTTTGGCTTTCATAGGCTTTCTTCAACTCTCCATTATCACGGAAATATCTGAGCACTTCCGTCAATGCTTCAACAAAGTTCTTGTCTGACATCGGGTTGCTCTTTGCCTCTTCCAGTCTCAACATCAGGAAGAGTAATGATGAATGTAAATCTGTTTTGTTCATTCCTCACCTTCCTTTCTATCTAAATCATTACCATAAACCCTGCAACTCTTACTGAGTACAAAAAGATTAAATGCAAGTGAATCAACATCCTTATATAATGCAGCATATCCGCAGTTTACATACTCAACCTTGTAAGCTACTGTCCCATCTCTTGTCAGAAGGTCATGCTCAAATATATCATTCCCTTCTCTATCTTTCAGCCCTGTGTACTGACAGACAGTAGAAGGGTCTACAGAAAAAACACCATCTCCTTCTATGGGAACAATGATAGCACCATTCTCGTAAGAATGCAGCAAATCTCCGATTGCCCATCCTTTACCATCAAGACGCTTTGCCTTAAACTTAATATTTTCTATTTTCATACGCAATTATTTTAAATAAAATAGTAATCGAGCTGCCATTTACTGATATTTGTGTAGCCACGTACAGTATGTATTATAATTCCTGTAAATGGATTATATTCAACCCTATAATCACAGCCTTTGATAAACATAAGACCATTTATAATTATGTCGCAAATACAAGTAACCTTTTTCATTTTAATTTATTTCAATTCAACTGGTTCATTTTGCCATTTTAGTTCTCTTCCAATGAGCTTCTTGATTGAGCCTTTGGGAATACGAAAACCAGAAAATGGTTGTACTACATCCCAAGTGTCACCCAACGTACGGAAAGGTTTTACTTCAAATATATATTCGTAACCTCCTTTGCTTACTGCTAAATATGCCATACTTACTCCTTATTTTCTTCTTTATCTTTATACTCCCAATATCTACGATAATATTCTTCCGTGAACCACCCTATTAGATATGCCCATGGTTCAGCTTCTGTATCTATATTTACTCCTTTGTCAAGAAGTATTCTATTGCAAACATGAAATATCTCATGTGAAACAAAATTATCAGACTTGCCATTTTTAAGGAATATAACATAGTCCCCAGAGTCACAAGTAATGGTAGAACCTCTAACATTCTTCTTAGATAAATCTTTTTTGAGAATTTTATATTCCTCATAAGTAAGATTATCTTTATTGTGCTTATAAAAGTTCTTTAGTTCGTCTGTACTAATTTCTACTAATATAGTAACAGAAGTATTATATATTGGAATATCTATTTTTGTAATCATACTTACCCCTCCAATTTTTCAATAGGTTTCCAATGGGTGATATGACTTGCAGGTGAGCAAAGAAATCCATTCTTATCTATGTTCCAACCTTTACCTTTTGCTCGGCTTGTTCTTATTACAATATCAGGAGCATCCTTACTTGTCACAAACACACTTTCGTCATAAGGTGGCAACCCATCCTCAACAGATACCCAGTCTGACTTGGAGAGTTCTCTATCTGCTTCGATAAGAGCATCAATAGCGTTCACAGGGTTTTTCTCCGTTATGATACAATCAATAGCCTTCTTTATATATTCTTTAACTTTCTTCTTATTCATAGTTGTCACAAATTAAAATATTCACGTATCTGCTCACCTGTCATGCGATATACCTCAGATATTCGGCAGTCTCTAATTGAGCTATCACAGGCACTGGTATGTTCATCATTACAACTACCATCAGCAACACGCTCTACGGCTTCTTCTGGTCCTGTTGCAAAGTCAACGCTTAGAAGTTCCTTTTCCTCGTCACTAAGCCCTTTTCCTTCCAAAGCAATATTTAGAGCGATTTGCAACTCGTAATGAGCCTTATCTGAATAGCCTATAGCCTTACCAATATGACTATTGATTGATTTCTCTTTCTTATCCATACTTCTATATTGTTTCTTGTTTAATTACTTTATCATTCATATCTCTATCTTTTATGCCAGAAGACGGTTAAACTCTTAATCTTCTATCTAATGTTTTTATCACTTCTTGTATGGAAGCTGCCTCATCGTTGGTTTTTGCATATCGTCTTTCAAATATTTTCAACATATTTTTGAGACGAATAAAATCTGTTCTCAATAACTTATCATTGCCCATACTTACACCTCCATTACTTAAAGAATAAATTCATCGTCATCAAACTCATCCTCTTCATCTTCAGGAAATGGATAAATGGTGAACTGAAAATTGTCTAAATCTTCAATATTCTTATCTGCCATATTAGCAGCTACGATACCAAAGTTATTAGCAATACAAGAAGGCAATTCACCTTCATCTAGTTTTGTTCTAAATTTCTCGGCTGTACATTCGTCAGGAACGTTAATGAGTTCTACTACTAATCTTATTGTTTTCATACGCTTTAATCTTCGCTATTAATGAAATCCTCATACTCACCTATTGTAATTTCTTTGAAATCAGGATTGCGCTTCTCGGCTCGGATGCTGTCATCAAAGTAAACGAAAATGCGGTCTTTGTGACGGAGGAGCTGAGTAATAGAGAAACGGCTAGCTTGAGAGACTTCTATATTCAGTTCCTTCATTACCTTGAAATGGTTAGCAACTGATTTATAGGAGAGAAGAACGGAGGCTATTGCCTTGCCTTGCTTACTACGCTTGTTAGGCGCAATAGCTACATAGTAACCGTCTTCCAATTTTACACCGTCTATCTTCTTCCACACCTTCTTATCTAGCGTATCGTAACGCTCAGAAAGAACCCATATAGCGGTAATCTCGTACACTCTTGTGAGAGTTCTGTTAGGCTGATACCCCTGAAATTTTTCAAATTCGAAGCCTACGGCTTCTTCAACTCTTTTCATGTAGGCTTGATGCTCTTCAAATTCTGCATCGAGAATACTCTTAATGTATTCATAAGCCTTTGTCCCTTGTTTTGCTTCGTACAACATACGCTTTACTTTTTATAGTTGCTATTCTCCTTATACCCACCACTTACAAGCCATTGACCAAATTGTTCAAGACTTTCTATGTTATTTATAAGACTCCATTTGTCACCTATATCATCAGTTGTATAAGCTATAAAAGTCTTATGTGTGAGCACATTCCAACAGATTTCTAATCTGTGTAAAATGGTTTTTCTAAAATTGTTAATGCTATAAGGCTTCCTTTTACTCCACCTTCATCTGATGCCAAAAGATACACTATATCACCTTTTTTCATCCCTCACCTCCTTTCCACTTGTCAGTTGTACCAAGAAGGTGTTTGGTGGATTCGTTGTAAGGGATGCAGTACTTGTAATATACACCATCTGGGTCTCCTACAAGCCTATAGGCGTATCCATTTATGCTGTGCTCATCAAAAGAGGCGAAAAAAGCAGGTATCCAATATTCCTTTTCTGTATCTCTTACCAGCACCTTATCAAATGGCTTAAACTCGCACTTCTTTGGCAAATCAACAATCTGTTTCTTATCACTATCCCAAGCCTTGCCTTCCTCTGCTAGAGCATCAAAGAGCTGGTACTTCTCAGAGTCAGTGGCAAACCTTGTTTTATATTCTTTAATAGTATTTGATGGAAGAACGCAATCATATCTATTTTCCAAATTACATATATACAAACATCCTGCTGTTATCTTATAACAATAACATATATCTATACCACGACTAGGCTCTTTATATATATAAATATATCCGTTGAGCAAATCTTCTGTGAATAATATATCCCCATCCTTGAACTCATGTTGCTTTTCTATCTCCAATGTGCTGATGTTTAGCTTACCACCTTTGATTTCCTCAATCTTTGAGATATGCTGTTTGATTAAGCTTTCGGTTGTTGTCTTACTCCAGTACTCTGTTTTTAGGACAGCACTCCTATAATTAGGAGTTGCAAACTTTGCTTCAAACTCAGTGTACTCTATATTTGCCCACTTCTCGAAGATACAGAGGTTGTTAAATCCGCAAGACAATACATCGCCTTTCTTCCAAGCAAATTTCTCCCAATCACGCATTTCTTTGGATGGAAATAAGCAAATTTCTCCCCCAAGAGTAAACTTCCCATTTTTCCAAAAAGATTTCTCATCAGTTCCTAAAGAACCATCAAGACCTTTACACAATACTCTTATACCATTGTTACCGACTAATCTGCTTAAAAATACCTCACCATACAGAGGTGAATATAGTTTTGTTCGTGTGGACTTATCCTTAAGGATTTCCACTACATTAATCTTTTCTTCCATATTATTTTACTCTTTTGAATTGAACATTCTTTCCGTCTTCTCTAGTGCTTGCGCTACAATTAAAATTTTTGCAAATAACATTGTAAATATCTCCACAAAGTTCATCGAAGAAACAGCCATTACATTCTTCTTTCTCTGTCTCTACCACCTTTAAGGTGATTTCTGACCCAATAGGTAAATCTTCCATAACTAATTTCTCATGATGTGACACTTAACAACCTTGTTAACTAAAAGAGGTTGCGACTTATTAAAACTCTCGATGAACTGACGCTCCATCTGTTCAGGGAAGATGGGTTTGGTGGGCTTTGGAATGTAGATGGTAGCTTGGATTTTGCTACCATCACTCAACGTCATTAAGCATCTTCTTGAAATCTGTTCTATTCCAAACATAATTTTGTCCTCCTAATATTTGCATCCGTGAAGATACGGACGAGATTCGTTATACTGCATTTTCAACTTGATGTGCTCTACAAGGTCTATGCCTTCTATGTGGGCTAGGGCGAAGACCTGAACCAGAATATCCTGCAAGCGCAAGGTGTTCATCCATGCTGGCGAGCAGGAGAAAGGGAAGTAGGTCATGCGAGTGATGATGAGGTACATGGCATCAGGAAGGGAGTAGGTTCCGTGCTCGAACTCTACCTTGTGATACTCCTCTGTCTTCTTGAGTTCAATATCATTCATCAGGCAGATTATCTTTTGAGAGTTGTAGAATCCTAAAAGCGACATGATGCGGATGGCGATGTCTGCAAACTCAGATTGTACGGTTCCTTCCAAGGATTCCTCGTAGGCTTGCTCCTCAGATACTCCCAGCCACTTGTTGTAGTCTTCAATGCTTCCGTTGCGGCTGTGGCGGTGGGCTTGGATGGTCTCGCTCATTTCTGTGATGATGAGCATTAACTCTTGGTTGATGTCCAAATCAGGCTTTAACAAGCCTTTGACTTTGGCATTTTCGTATGCCTTGGTCATAAACTGCTTTAGCAGTTGTTGTGTTAATGGTGTTGTTTCCATATTGTTTTTGAATTTATTGTTTTCTGATAGTGAATGCCATATCGTTTAGGGTTCTGCACCAGTTTATCTTGCCTTCTGCGCATAATTCATTGATGGCTTTGTAGGGCTGGTGGCATCCTCGGTTGATGATTTCGGCTGTGAGGACGTGGGGCGGCACGATGTGAGCAGCTTCACGCTCTGCCTGAATCTCAGCGATGATGGCTAGGATTTTTTCTTTCTCTGTCTTCATGAGGTGAAGGTAAGAATGAAACTTGGGTGACTAAAGACTGATACATAAGAATTTCCTTATTTCCGTTTATGTCCATGCAGCACCATTTCCCGTCTATCATGGTTCCGATGATAGGTTTTTCTTTGTACCACATGATAAGGGTCTTGCCTTCAAAGAGAAGGCGGTAGGCTTTGCTTACTCGCTTGCCTACCTTGATATATCCGAATATGTTCATGTTAGAAGAGGGATAGCTGACCAGTCTTGTCGTGGTAATGATTTCCTGAGGGGAATATCAGTTCCTCGAACATGGCGGTCAGACAGTTGGTTACTATTGAGTTTCCTGCCAGTGCATAGAGTTTGCTCTTGCAGATGATGAGTTGACCAGTTTTCTCCTTACTCAGGAGTTTGTCTATGTCAGCTTCGTGGACTCCCATCAGTCGGAAACAATCTCTTGGAGTGTACTTCCTAATTTGGATAGAGTATTTCTTTCCGTTGGGAGCGGTATGAATGATTTCTTTGTTCATGACTGTTACGAATGTAAGGTCTGATTTATTAATGGTTGTCTTGATAGTTGGGGAGATTCCTTGTATAACAGACTGGTTGTAGATGTCTAGGATTTGCCCTCCTACATCAGGTTTCACCTTCCCCGAAAGAAGCAGGGATTTCATTCTCTTTCCTCCTGTTATCATATCTCTTTGACGATTAAGAATAGTGGAATGCAATTACCTCCGTGACCCATAGCAGAATTGAGAGTAGGGGAGATTCCCTTGGTGGAATAGACTCTGGTCTGCTGCTCTATTCTGCCTTTGATTTGGAGGTTTGCTAGCTTTATAATTTTGTCGCACATTATAATTTCTTGATGATTAAGACTCCACCCTTTGGATAATGACCAGTATCAAGCATATTCATTACGCTGGTCATTGAAAAACTGGAGGTGACAGCAACAGAACAGCCATCAGCAGTTTTCGGTATTGAAATCTTCGGGGTAGAGTTTTTCGATTGATTCATTGATGTCTGCTTTACAGAGATACTTTTCTATGAGAGTCTGGGATAGGAAATATTCGGGAGATACATCATCTTCCAATATGTCCTCAACCGTTGTCTCTAACTTGATAGGCGAAGGAAAGTGATACTCAGGGTTCGGCTCATCCTCTGTGCGTAGGATGGAGATAACAAAGATGCGCTCACGATTCTGAGGGATTCCGTAATCTTTTGCATTCAGTACCTTGTAGAAGGAGGTGTAACCGAAGGAGTCGAGGTCTTTGAGGTACTGAAAAAAGTACTTTCTCATAGACTTAGAGAGAAGACCTTTTACGTTTTCGAGCATCACATATTTAGGATGCTTGGCTTCCAGCATTCTCCTCTCTTGGAAAATCAGGGAAGAACGTGTGCCGCTGCCTTCTTCTGCTCCCTTGCGAAGTCCTGCATTGGAGAAATCTTGGCATGGTGAAGACCAACTGATGAAATCGAAGTCGGGAACCTCATTCCAGTCTATCCTTGCGATATTGCCGAAGTTAGGTATATCCCTACCATGAAGTAGGTGGTATGCTTGCACGGCAGAAAACTCTATTTCTGAAAAGCCAACAACCTTGAAGTCGAACTCAGGATGCTTTTCTTTGAGGTATTTGAAGGCAAGGCTCTGACTGCCATATCCTGCAAAAGCCTCAAAGACTCTGAGAGGATGCTGCTTGTTGTACTTGCTGATTTGTATCATTGTGGTAAATGGTTTCGTAGATGTTATGGATTCCATTGGATACCCAAGCGTTCCAAGGTTCCGTTATCACGATATATCTCCAACTGCTTTCGGCATAGGCTATGAGGATTCTTTTGCAGAAGCTCTATCATACCCATGATGCGTGTCTTGAAAACGTTGTCCTTATCCGCATTTGTTACGTTCTGTTCAGCCTTCGTCTTTGCGATGAGTTGGCTGATTTCGGAAGGATTCTCGTTAACGGCTGCTGGCGGTGGTGTTGCTCCGATGAGTTCGTCTTCCCATCCTCTCTGGTTAAGGAAGGTTTGGAAGTTCTTTCTGTACTGCTTGTTGGGCTGTGAGATTACATAGAGAGGAATATACTCTATAGCTGCCTTGCGGTCTTTCTGGCTCATGGAGTTCCACTTCTTTTCAAGTTTGGCTTTGCAACCTACCTTCTTGTCGTACAAGTTCCATGCTCGCTCAAAGGTATATTCGTCTTTGACTTCCTTTGGTGGAGCAGTTATCTTATAGCCTTTGGCTTCTAAGATAGAGATTATTTTTTCCGTTAACTCTTCTTCTTGTTTTTCTTTGAACTCTTCAAGAAGTTTATCCGTTAAGTTCTCACCAAGAGCAAGTGGTGGCATTAATTGCATTTGAAATTGTTTCATAGTTCACCATTTAAATAATTGTCGATTGCTTGGATAAATTCATCTATAGAGCGGACGATGATGTACTTGCCACCATGTCGTTCTACTTCAAACTGGAATACCTTCTGTTCGGGTTCCTGTCTACCTTTTGGAGTCTTGTTCTCTATGCACAGAAAACCGTACTGAGAGGTGCGCTTCAGAAGCAGCATATCAGATACTCCTGCCTTCATGCCTTCTTCTTTGAGCCATGCGGCTTGTCGTGAAGTTCGCTTGCCGCCATTAGGAACGGCAAAGAAGACTCCTTCAAGGTCAGGATATCCCCCACGGATATACCTGACCTCTGCGGCTTGCAAGTTGTGTTCATCGTAGGATGAACGCTTGCGTATCTTCTTGCCTTCCTGCTCTAGCTTTGCCTTGATTTCAGCGTAGCTTGCCATTACCAATCAGTTGAGAAAAGGTCGTTGAGAGATTCTTCACCCATCAAGCGGATGGCTTCGTATGCTGTTTCTTCTGTCTTGAAGAAAATGGAACCATCATTAATCCATTTAGTGTATCTGGTATCATATCCTTCGTCTTCAATACAAATAAACCAGTTTTGGTTGTTACCATCGAATCTCGGTTTCCAGCCACCATTGAGATACTTGTCGATGTTCATCAACTTGTTGAAAGCAATCATGCGCTTTGCCTGAGCAATGCTGGTGCAGTTGTCAATGTCGTTGTAGTTATTGTGTTGTGATATTGTTGTGTTGATATTAGTATCACCAATCCAGTATGTCTTCTTATTTAAGAAGAGTTCTTTGAGAACATCTTCGTATGTGATAGGATTGCCTTCCGCTGCATCAGGAGCCTTCTTCTTCTCGTCTCCTTCAATCTTCTTGCTAATCATCGGCTTGCCATCCTCGCCGATGAAGACTTGAAGGTTGTCTGGAATAGGAAGTTCTACGGCTGTACCATCCGTTGGGATAGTGCATTTGGTGAGACTCGCCTTTCCGTTATTGATGTTGGTAACGTCCTGATTGCTGATGCCTTCTGCATGAATGCCTGATGAATATCTATCATCCTTCTTGCCGAAGACTTCCTCAAAAGCCTTGCCCATGATAGCACTCATCATAATAGATGCAAACTTGCTTGCTTCATCGTTACCATTGTTGCGCTGACGATTACGTCTGTTGTTGCGCTTGTCGTTTCTACGTGTCATATCAACTATAATTTTGTAAAATGTTATTAAACTCGTCTTCTGTAACACCATCTGCATAGAGTATCGTGAGGATGGTGTCTAAGACTCTACTATATACTTCATTAAAGGCTGGCTCATCCATCTTGGCGAAGGAGATAGATTTGGCTCTCTCCAAGAACTTCTGTCCGTTGAGGTCGTAAAGCGGTTCGCTGAATCCTGATGTTATCAGCAGTTGCTCACGGAATGTGTCTATCGAGCGTAGGTTTGTGCGCTGCTGTTCGGTAAGACAATCCCATGCTGCCCTGATAAGGGCGAAGAACTTGCGATGGAACTTTACGTTGCGTGGTCGGACGATATTCGCCTTGACGATGGAACCAACCTTTATCTTTTTCATTTCCTCGTAATCATCATCCGTGTAGGGGCGAAGACCAGTGGAGGTTCTTACTAGATGGATTTCCATACCTTATTTATTAATGCTTAGAATGGGAGACCACTTTTCTGCTGACCACCTGCATATTGAGTGTTCTGCTGAATAGGTTGACCGCTTGCATTAACCTGAGGGGGAAAAGTCTGCATCTGCTGCTGAATAGGTGCTGGCTGAGGTGGATAGTTGGCTGCTTGCTGCTGAGGAACCTGACCTATCTGACTCTGCATCATCTGCCCTTGCTGCTGGGCATTTGGTCGCTCCACCTTCCAGCAGTCCAACTGATTGAACCAACGTCCGTCTCTAGACTGATGTGCCTTCAATCCGATGTTTGCGGTGATGATTTCACCAACCTGAATGCCGAACTGCTGAATCTTGTCAGAACCGTAAACTTGGATAACGGCTCTTGAAGGGTATTGCTGATTCAGTTCCTCAATAACATACTCTTTGGAACTCCATTGGGTTCCGTTTTGGCTCGTTCCCGTTTGAACTTGCCCTGCTGCAATAATCTTGCCTGTAAACTTTACGTTCATATCTCTACTTAATTAAGTTTGATTCTTATTGATGGCTTTGTTGTCGTTTCCTTTAGATAGTGCTCATAGTGGTCAGGCTCCGTGTCCTTGAACAGCTTCGTGTCGAAGGTCTTCTTGGTGCTGGCTGCTACATAAGAGTAGGAACCGATGTTGGTCTTGATGGATTTCTGCTTGTTGGCTTCCATCATCTTCATCATCTGTTCCTTCAAATCATCCTGCTTGATTTTCAAGGCATCCATACGAGCGGTTATCAATCTGTACTCCTGCTCTAGTGCTGAAAACTGCTCAGGAACCTCTACCTTATATTGATATTCTGCATCATCAGCGAGATAAGCGTTGATTAAATCGTCAATCTGATAATCTGCTACTCTTGGTAGCGGCTGGAACTTGCTCTGTCCGTTCTTGAACCACATACAGACAATCTCCTTCACCTTCAAGTCAGGATTCTGCTCCTCGAACCATTTTGCATAGATGGATAGCTGGAGCGATACATTGTCGTAGTGTAGGGTGGCGGTGGTCTTGTAATCTACCAGATAGATGTTGCCTTCGCTATCTGAGAAAATTCCATCAATGGCAGATGCAAAGTTCTCGCCATCTGTAACTAGATACTCGGATGCTACATAGTGTAAATCGTATGCGACTAACATACTATGGAAGGCAAGAAGCTCTTCCGTAGGGCTCGGGTATTGTTTGAGGTCTGCATCGAAGATGGAACAGAAGGTTTCAAACGTATTGTGGATAAGACCTCCTCGCTCTGCTGCCTTCATCAATACCGATTCAGGAATGTTCTTGTAGGTGTCGGGGAAGGCTTTCTTGATAAGCGTTCCTGTGACTCCTTTCAGTTCCTTCTTGCCGATGAAGTACTGATGAGATTCCTCAATGAATGTGACTCTTGGCACATTCAAGGTGATTTTCTTTGTTTCTGCTGTCATATTATTGTAATCCTAATTCTTTCTTCTTAGCTGATACTGCTTGCATGAACTGAGGGCTGGCGGTGAGCGGCTGATAATGCTGCACTACCCATATCAGATTGTCCTTGCTGACACATCTGCTCAGGTAAGCCAATCCTTCGTTCAGGTCGTTCGGGTGATACTGGGCGGCTTGTGAAGGCTGGGCGGATGACTGCTGAGTCTGGGCTTGCTGCTGTGCTGCCTGATGTTGCCCATCGTTGGTGGTATCAGAATCTGCGTTATCATCAATGGCAAAGAGACCGTTGAGGGCATACTTTCGGGCGTAGGAGGATGAAGCTCCAGTAATCTGACTGCCATCCATACCTTTCTTGGTTTCCTCTTCTCTAGCCCAACCAGTGGTTGTTTCACACTCGCCCTTCTCGTTCTTGATTGTAGCAGTTGCCTTCACGTAGATGCGGTTGCCTATCAAGACTACATCATCGGTGATGATGAGCGTACATTTCTGCTTGGCGAGTAAAGGCTTGACAGCTTCCAAGATGTCCTCAGCCTTGCGATACTTGTAGCCACCGAATTTATTGAATTGACTCTTCGGGGCTTTGAGTTCCGATTGAATTGCGATAAGTTCTTTCATATCTTATATGTATTTAAGTTGTTATTGATACTTCCATTCATAGTGGCTGCATCTGTAGCCACCATCTGGGTTCTTATTCGGATTGTCACACATGGTCAAGAAGATACAATCGTGACAACTATTTGCTTTATATCTCATATTGTATGGTTTGAAATGTTCAAATTAAAAACCCCACGGTTCTCACGAATGGTGGGGCGAGTGTTCGTTATTTTAATATTAAACTGAGCGGTCGCTACCGCATCGCAAATGTAATCTGTATGGTGAATTTTAATATGTCAATATTTGCAATTTCCTTTAGAAAAGGAGGGGCAGTAAAATGAATATGATTAAAACTGCCACCTCCGTGGAGCGACATCTATACAATCTTGCCGGATGCTGAATCGCTCCTTGGTTCCCTTCTGCATTTATGGAGGCTTAGGACTCCCAGCACTAGTAATCGCACACATTTTGATATATCTAAATTTTTACGAACCATTAACCTATTTACTAAACTGGAACAAAATAAAGTATTCGTGCTGGCTGCATTAAAACCGATTTGTAGTTGTGCGCTTCTACCTTTCTGCTACCTTATCTTTAAGGGTCACGGCATGAGGTCTGCATCTTCACAAGTGAACTCCAAGCGTTCCATATTCCACCCAGTGGGTGTATGTATTAACTTGCCACTTCCACGTCTAAGCATCATCTGTGGTTAATGATGCTCCTTTTGGGTACGTGTACCTCTCTAGGAAGGTTTATCCTATCCGATATAAAGCCTTGGAATCGGGCTATATGGGGGCGCAAGGTGGGACTCGAACCCACGACACATGACATTTCATACTCTACCATCTGAGTTACTTGCGCTGGCTAACCAATAATCTAACTAACTTAAAAACATAAGTAAAAAATGACTATATTTATCACTTGTGGAGACTGGGAGTAGCAAACTCCAAAAATCCTCTGCTATTTACCGAATGAAAATTCGATGGCTGAAACATTACAAGACTTAACAAATTAATAATTTAATACTAAATTCAACTTGTGAGGTTCAATCTCCATATATCTTACTTGCCTACCTCCTTGAAGTAGGAGCGGATTTCCTTGATTACGAGGACAAACATGGCTATAGATGCCACGAACATAATATCTGCGAACATAAGTTTATCTGTTTAATGGGTTACACAATAGGCTGCTGCCTCTGATTCTATCTCTGCCATACTCTTGCTGCGGTTCTGCATCATCCAGTCTTCCAACTCGCTCTTCTTGAAGTAGAGTAGGTTGATATTTGGCTTGTAGCAGGGGAGTATGTGCTTTCTGACGTTTTCCCTTACTCCTCGAACCGTCATGCCTAGTATGATTGCTGCTTCCTTAATGTTGAGCACATTCTTTGCAGCTATCAACGAATACTGCTCGATGCGGTCTAGCTGCTCCTTTATCTCTGGGTCTATCATATCAGTCGAATTTGATGGTTTGTTGACTGGCACTAGCTGCCTTGGATGGCTCTGTTCCACCAGTGCCCTTATCGCTGGGAGTGTTCTCCTGCTCTATTAAGGGGAGAATGCCCTTCGCTTTGAGTGATTCATATAGGAAAATTCTTCCTTTCGTTGTCCACTCGGTGTTGTACTTCACATCGTGCCGACCATCACTTCTTTGTATATCTACCGCTCTGCTGTGAACGTAACCACCAGTGAGGAACTTTCCGTACAATATCCACTGACCTCGAACCTTATGCTGAATCTTCATCGTTTCCAGTTCTTTATTCAGCTTCATGGCACTCATTCCGTAGTCTTGTGCTATCTGGGTGACGGTCATGGTGGCATTACTCTGCAAGATTTTGTCGTAGTAGCTGACCTTCGGCAGCATTTCGGTAATCTTGTTGCCCAGTTCCATGTTCTCCTTGCTGATAGTGAGGATTGTTGCTTGCTGCTGCTTGTTCTCTAAAGCTAGCTGCTGTTTCTCCTCCTCAGACTTGACCAGAGATTTGAGAGCTTCGGGATAGTTCTGAGGGACGGATGGCTTGGATTGCTCAATCTGTCTCTTCATAGCGTTGAAGGCTTCGATGTATTTCAGTTTGAACTCCATCGCCTTCTTGCCATTGAATCCCATCGCCAGCAGAGTGAAACCATCTTGGTTCATAATGAACATTGGGTAACTCTGTTTGTTCTGCTCATTGATGTATGTCGTTTCCTCAAACATCGGGGTCTCGTCATTTTTAACGATACCCCCTTGAAGTATCTTTCTTATTGCTTTGAGGACATTATCATGAGGCTTTTCAAAGACCTCAGCAACCAGTTTGCTATTTGTTAGAGGTTGGTTGCTTTTACCTCGGTAAACGATTCCAGTCATATAACCTCCTTCTTTATTATTAGTAGAACAAGACCTTGTCCGTCTCAACTCCTCCGAACTCATTCAAAGCAGCCTGCCTGATTTCTTCGGATTGCTTGCTCTGGCTCCTAAAACTTAGAGCGTTGTAGATTGTTTCCCTTCGGCAACCATACCGCTCAGCAAGTTTTTTACCCATTTTGGGTGGAACCTTGATAATTTTTATCTTTTTTACTTGCATAACTTAATTTTTTGTTGTACTTTTGCTTTTAAATATATAGCAACTTGTTATTAACGGTTGCAAAGATAGTCATTTCTTGCTAATTCACCAAATGTTTAGCAAGAAATTATTAACCAGTTATGATTAATTAAGTATAGTTTAAAAATGTAAAATGTATGGAAATGACTATTTATCAGCGTATTATGCTAATTTTAGACGATAAGCAAGTTTCGGTTAATGCTCTATCAAAGTTAGTCGAAATGTCTCAAACTACCCTTAACACGCAGTTGAAGGGTGAACGTGCCTTGTCTGCAAATGTAGTAGCAAAGGTTCTTTCCGTCTTCCCTGACGTATCTGCCGAGTGGGTAATACGTGGTGTTGGTACTATGTATCATAAAGAAGGCGATGTGGAAGAGGTGTCTTATATGGTAGCTGAGGAGCCTAAGCATGAAGTTCTTGATGATGAGTCTCATCAGGATGATTCTATATGGAAGGCGAAGTATGAGGAACTGGAGAAACGCTACGACCAGCTATTGTCTATCTTGGGCGGTGGCATGAGAAAAGCAAATGTAGGGTAATTAAAATGTGGTAGGTATGATAAAGTTTATCGTATTGGAATTATTTATTCTTTTGGCAACTTTAATTATAGGATATATATTATATGGTATTATTTTTATTGCTATAGATAGAATATTTGCTTTAAAGAAGAAAAGTTTAAACGATTATTTAGAAAAGAATCAGTGTAAGGTGACATTTATCGCTTCGTTTTTACTTTTTGGATTTCCGTTTGGAATATTCTCGACAATATTTGTGCAGAAGAACAATAATGGAAATACAGAAAAGGAACTTTTAATGAAAGATTCTATTAAGTCATTAAAGCTTGCAGTTGATTCTTTAAAATCAGAGAACTACAATCTTTATTTGAAAGCAAAAGATACTGAATATAAAAATGTTTTGGATAATAAAACCTACAAAGCTGCTTTTGGAGAGGAAAAGAGTTCTGAAATCCCTAGTGACGAATATGATTCAGATGTATATATCTGTACTGGAGAAACTTCCACTAAGTATCATAGCGACCCTGATTGTCGTGGTCTCTCTCGCTGCTCAGGAGAAAAAGAAGAGGTAAGTGAAGAGGAAGCTGAGGATATGGGCAGAACTCCTTGCAAGATATGTTATTAATTTAAATGTGTGAGATATGAAGAAGATTTTATGTTTTATGATGTTTATCTTGCTGCTGGTATCATGTAGCAAGGATTCTGGTGAGGAAGTTAGGCTGACTTCAAACTATATAGAGGTTGCTGGAGTCAGACATCAGGTTGATAAGTTTTCAATAGAGAACGAAACGGATTTTCATATAGGCTCCAAGAAGGATGGAACTTATATTTCTTTCGGTTATACTTGGTACAAAGTGCCGATTGGCGAAAAGATATATTTCGTTGAGACAGACGAGTATTTGGATTATTTTGAGTTGGTGGATAACCACAGAAAATGCAACTTAACGGATGGTTCTTCTGATAGTTTTTACTTAATCAAGAAGAATGGTGATAAGTATATCGTTGATATATATATAGGTTCGTCTAAATATAAGACGGTTGTACATTATGAAGGAAAAATGATATAAAGAAAAGGCATCGGGAATAAATCTCGGTGCCTTTTCTG